CAGTTTGAAGAAGAGGATATTGATCGTGGAGAAGCAGAAGAGTTAGTAACTGCTGCTGTATCAAAACCAACTCCTGCAGTAGCAGAAGAAGAGGATGATGCACTATCATACTTCGCCAAACTTGCAGAAGAATAATTGCATAGTGATGTAGGGGGTCAAACGACCCCCTTTTTTTATGGGTTGATTGCCTCTGTATTTTCTGTAATCGCTAAATTAGATGCTAAGTATCTTGAGTTTTTATCATATTTCAATACATCTCTTAAATCATTTATGAACGCTTGTACATAACCCTCTCTTAACACATCGATTTCTCTCTTTTTATCGTTTGTGGTGTATTCATATTCTAAGTTAGTAACTGCTCTTGCGATACCATCAGTTGCAACTGTATATTCATCTTTATCATCAAGTTGCCGATTACCTTCTTGAGAAACTAAAGTATATCTAACTGACCCTGCTTGTGTGATTGAACCTGGAAATTTAAAATCTACATCTACAATTAAATTAGGTGGTAAAAGTTGTCTCCCCTGATTATCTACTATTTCAAATGTTTCATAGTATTTTACCTCATTTAATTTTTCTTCACTACCATATTTTTGTAAAGCATAATTATATACTTGATAATCTTGAAGTGGCCACTCGTGACCTATATTAACTATTCCAGCAACTAATACTATAATATAATCTAACTCAGCATCTCCATACAAATATTCTGCTATAGTATCAGGTCTATCTCCATCACCAATTACAAACTTATTAAATTCAATTGCACCTGATCGCACATAATCAAGCATTTTTGCTCTACGAAATAAATTCTTGACAATCACGTAGTCTTTTGAAGAATTTTTATGTGATAAAGGTGACTGATACGCTATATTAGGTAGCTCTCTAAAATATCCCATTAATATCCAACTCCTGGTCCTGCTCCACCTTGTACGTAATCCTCTGCATATATTGGATTAAGTTCTTTAAATGTTAAACTCATTCTAATATTAACTGGTGTACCATCTTCATAGGTTGTATATGTACCAGCGTTTGTATAATTCATGGTCATTCCAGTTAATGCTGCTAATTTAAATGAGTTAAGAAATGGATGATCTGCTCCGTCTTTTAAATATTTCAATTGAAAAACGTCAGGTGATTTTAAAAATATACCTCCAGCAGCACCAGCTCTCTTATCTCCCACTTTTGGTGCCATTGATTGCTTCAATCTTCTTATAATTTCTTTAACTAACGCAGATTCATTTGCATCACGAGGTGAGAAAGTTATAGTAAATGGAAATGATCTTAAGTTTACTCCTTGGAACAATAATTCAAGGTTATTATTCATTATCTGACCTGTTGAACGTGATATGACACTTTTTGCACTTACATTAGAACCTAATGCTCCGACTGCTGCACCAGATATTGCAGCTCTAACTGCACCTTGTGTGTCACTATCTAAACCAGGTATGGATATGCCTGTGTTTAATGCAGTTACCGCTGCGTTTGCGAGTGTCGCTGCATTTTCACCTATACCACTAGTAGCCATTACACCCTGTGCAACTTCTAATGCTGCCATTTCAAGTGCGTTGACCCTATCCTCTCCCCAAGTCACTGAGTTAGAATCACTTAATTCTTGAGGTATGGGTAATTCAATTATATATTTTAATAATGAAGTCATACCAGCTGACATCCTAGAATTTCCATCAACAGACCCAAATCTGATTTCCATTGGATCATCATGTTTCAATAATGTGTTACCTAATGGATCTCTTTGATCTAGTAAACCTTTTAATTCACCACTTTTTATTGCTTTACGTTGATCCATTCCAATAAATTCTCTTTTACCACCACCTTCTGGTTCCATAAAAGCGTTTAGGACATCAACTTGCATATTAGTTGATTTTGGTGGTTCATACTCTAAACATTTTATAACGAGTCTATCACCAGTCATTTCACTTGGACCTTGTGGAATTGGGTAAGAGAGTAATTTAGCTGGAGATCTTCTTGAGGATGTTTGTTTTTTCTTTTTATCAGTCCCTCCCTGAGGACCACCATACTTTGGAAGTTTTTTATTTTCCTTTATAGCAGTTTTTGCGGCTGTCTGATATTCCTGAGACGCATAATAACTCTCTTGCTGTTTATAATCGGCAGGATAATTAGGCATATATAATTTTTTTAACTATTTAGTACGATTTTGACAAAAGGTAGAGTTCTCAAATCTCTTAACTCCATTTCATCTACTTTATACAGACCACCAACCACTTCTGGGAAGGTATATTGTCTCATTTCTCCCCAATGATAATTCAATCCTTTAAATCCCCATTGAAAAACTTCAGTCACAGCAACAAGAGGGTGTGAGTCATATGCGATGCCAGGTGTTTTTGCACGATATACAAAAACATAAAAATTACCAGGCTCAGGAACATTACTTCCTTCAGTCAGCACACCTAACACCTCTGTTGCTAAATCATCGGGACTTTCTGTACCGATAAGATTTTTCATTATGGGATCTATACGACTCATATGTCTAACTCTTTTTCTGTAATTACTTTAAATTCCCACATTCTGTCAGCACAATATTCTCGTGCTGCTTTCCATTTTGCTTGATTTCTTGCATATTCAAATGCTTCACGGATGTAACCCTTTGTTTGTCTTTTTGGTTTTTTAGGTTTTGTTGTTTGCTTTAGTGGTTTGACTTCAATTAGGTATCTTTTTATTTTACCTGTATTTTCTTGAACTTTGATATAAAAATCTGGAAAATATCTATGAATGCGATTATCGTGTGGAGAACGATATGGTAACGCTATCTCCTCACTGCCCCACTCTAATATCTTTGCATTTTTATCACAATACACCATAAACTTTCTTTCCCAAAGTGATCTATAAATGATATTAGTTGGATCACCTTTGTACTTTCTGGGAAATGAAGGATAGTATTTTCCCCTATAAGCCATCTAAATAACTATACTATATAAGTATTTAGAGTGGCAGCACCAAGACCAAGAGGAATATCAGATATAATGCCAAAGTTACAAAACGTATCTTTGTCATCGCAGTTTCTTGTAAAATTTGTTTTACCAAGAGGAAAGTGTAGAACATATTTGAGACAGAAGGGTATAAATGATCGTTTTGTATCTGATGAAGCTGGACTATTATGTAGTGATGCTGTATTACCTGGTAGTGCTTTAGCATCTTTGAATACAACAGGTGATTATCAAGGTTTTACAGAGAGATTTGCACATACTAGACAATTTACACAAATTTCATTAGAATTTTATGTTGATAATGAATATAAATCTCTTAAATTTTTAGAACACTGGATTGATTTCATAGCAAGTGGATCAATTGCTGATCCAACGTCTGATACTTATCATTTTAAGATGAAATATCCTAAAGATTATAAATCTAATGACACTAGAATAGTTAAGTTTGAGAGAAATTACTCACAATTTTTAGAGTATAGATTTATTGGGTTATTTCCTATTTCTTTGAACTCTACAAGAGTGTCATACAATAATTCCCAAATATTAAAAGCAACCGCACAATTTAGTTTTGATAGGTATGTATGTGGGGAATCTTCATCATTAGCAAGAGCTTTAGGTATAAGTTTGAATAATCAAAAAGGAAAAGATCTAAAAGCAACTTATAATCAGAGAACAGCAAATATCAACGCAATTAATGTTATGATGAGAGCTAGTGATAATATGTTAAATAAAGGAATAAATTATGATGAAGATGTTGCAGGTAAAAATCTTCCAGATTCTATAAAAGCAACAATAGCTGGTCTTAGACAAGGATAAAATCGTTTCTAATATACCCTATAAATAATCATACTGAAGTGTTGTAATTATTATGCCATTACCAACCATATCAACTCCAACTTATGAGTTGACTTTACCATCGTCTAATCGAAAAATTAAATATAGACCTTTTCTAGTTAAAGAGGAGAAAATATTAATTTTAGCGATGGAATCTCAAGACTCAAAACAAATTGCTAGAGCAGTAAAGGATGTAATAGCAAAATGTATTTTATCAAAGGGAATCAAAGTTGAAAAACTTGCAACTTTCGATATTGAATATTTGTTCTTAAATATTCGTGGAAAGTCAGTTGGAGAGCAAATAGAAGTGATGGTCACTTGTCCAGATGATGGAAAAACACAAGTGCCTATGTCAATTAATATTGACGATATTAAAATCCAAAAGGATAAAGAACATTCAACTGATATACAACTTGATGACCAATACACATTAAGAATGAAATATCCTTCGTTGAGTGAGTTTATTAAAACAAATTTTGATAATGTAAACGATATGAAAGTTGATGATACTTTTGACTTAATTGCTCAATGTATTGATCAAGTGTATACTGAAGAGGAATCTTGGTCACATCAAGAATGTACAAAGAAAGAATTATCTGATTTTGTTGAGTCACTTAACTCTAACCAATTTAAGATGATTGAAAATTTCTTTGAGACAATGCCAAAATTAGCACATAAAATTAATGTGACTAATCCAAATACTAAAGTTGAAAGTGAAATAAAAATTGAGGGGCTGCAGAGTTTTTTCGCATAAGTATGGCACATGAAGATCTTGTGTCATACTATAAGGTCAATTTTGCAATGATGCAGCATCACAAGTACAGTTTAACTGAACTTGAAAATATGATTCCTTGGGAGAGAGAAATATACATTTCACTCTTACAACAATATATTGAAGAGGAAAATCTAAAAGCACAACAAGAGCGTAATGGATGAGGAACAAGGGTTACAATCCCCAATAGCAGGAGGCATCAGAGGTATCAGAAGGAGTGTTTCTTCTAGTATCTTTACTGGTCGTGCTGTTCCACCACCAGTTGCTCAACCAGATCCACAAACTACAAGTTTACTAAGTCAGAACTCACTAACTCTTTCAACTGTATCAAGTCAACTTACAAATATAGCAGATCAAGTTGGATCTTTAAATGGTTCTTTATCAGTAATACAAAATAACTTATCAATAAGTGATACTCTACAAAGACAAAGAGAAGCAGGAAAGCAAAAGAGAGAGGCAATATTAGCTGAGCAAGGACTAAGAGAAGGTAAAGAGTCAGAATTAGAAAAGAAAATTCAAGTAGCATTATTGTCTCCTGTTAGGAGAGTTTCAACCTTTGCACAAGGCATCTTAAGTAGATTAACTAACTTCTTACTTATTCTTGCTGGTGGATGGTTGACTGATAAAGTTTTAACTTTTATAAGATTAGGGTCAGAAGGTAATATTGATGCATTGAATGAGTTTAAAACGAAGTTTTTAACAGACTTGGCAATTTTAGGTACCATTGGTATTGGACTCACCGTTGGTGTAACAAAGATAATTGGATCTGTTGGTCGTCTTGCAGGACTTACTCTTAAATTTGCGTTTGGAAATTTAATTAAAAAACCATTTTCTGCAGTAATAAATTTTATAGGAAGAAACGTTGGTAATTTTTTCAAATTTGTAAAAGCAGCGGCTGGTAGAATAATAAATGCAAAAGGTGGTGGAGGTGGATTATTAAAGTTACTCAACCCTAAAAATTTATTAACACTTTTAGGAATAGGTGTTGGTGGAAAACAAGTTCTTAAGAGTCCAGGCATAAAAAAAGCGATTACTAATTTCTTTAAAACTGCTTTTGGTAAGAAAGTTGTAACAGGTGCTGTAGAAGGTGGAACAAAAGCTGGTGGTAAAGGACTTCTTCAAAAATTAGGAGGACCAGTTTTTGTAGCTTTTGAAGGAATTACATCAATTTTTAACTTTAGAAGAAGAAAAGAAGAGGGTCAAACAAATACTCAAGCGATAGCTGGTGCGGGTTCTAAATTAATTGGTACACTAACACCATTTTTAACAGCAATGCTTATCGCTCCTGAACCTGCAAGTAGTTTGATAGGTGGTATTGGTCTTGCATTATTAGGAGGATTTGTAGGTAATAAGGCAGAGCAATTATCTGATAAAATCACTGGTGCACCTCCAAGCACTAGTGATGGCACTAGTGATGCTAAGGCAGCAGATGTTTCATCTAGCGGGAGTGAGTATGAGGGTAAAACATTTACCACTGTAACTGCAAGTAAAAAAACTGGAGATACATCTAATAATATCGTTCCAATTAATAGGAAACAGGAGGCAAATGTGAGTGGTCAATTATCTGAAGAAGTAAACAATTCAGATATAGAGTATGTAAAATTACCTGACACTCAATCTGGAGTAAATGCCAACGCAGCTGCTGGTGGAGTAAGTACTAAGTCACCTGGTGACCAACTTCCTAATATTCCAACATCTGATTTTGCAAATAATTTTGTCGGTTTAACTGAATCAATTTATAATGTGGTGGTATAATGTCAGATATTAGAGCAAGAAGGGATGCAGTCCTTAAATCATCAATCAGCATCAAGGCGATAGGTAACTCTGTAACTAATTTTACGAAAGGATTATTCAAGGCAAGAACTACTGCTTCAGAAATAGCACAACAGACAAACGAATCTAATAAGTTTAAAAGGACTTTGATTGGTCAAGATGATACCTACTTTAGAAAAAGAAGAGAAAATGCTAGAAGAATACAACGTGAAGATGAATTAGAAGCATCAACAGTTCAAGGTGTAACCAAAAGACAAGGTGCTCTTGTATCAAGAAGCACAAAAGGATTCTTAGGAAGAATAATGGATTTCTTTGGTATTGTTTTGATAGGCTGGTTTGTAAATCAATTGCCAGGCATCATAAAAGCTATAAGTGGGTTAATTGATAGAGTTAGAAAAGTAACAACTATTCTGACTAACTTTATTGATTATATTGGTGATTTCTTAAGTGGTATTAGGATCGGAATAACAGATGCAATATCTAGATTGCCTGTAATAGATTTGCTTGGATTAAAGAAATCAAATGACGATGAACTTGATGCTGCGAATAATAATTTAGCATTAGTGAGTAAAGATATACTTGATGTTGCAGCAGGATATAATCAAGGTGGACGACTTTTTGATTTAAAAGAGGATGGTGAACAGGATATTGAGGATTTGATAGTGCCTCCAGATACACCAGAACCACCTACTACTCAAGAAGGTCAGGATGAAGGTAAAAATGAAATAGACGACACTAAATCTGAACCCAAAGAGTCAACTACAGATTCAAGTGATGATTCTGGCAATAACAAAACCAAAGATAGTGATTCCGTTGAGGGAGTTCCAAGTGATAATTTGATTGACGATATAAAAAATAAAGAAGCACAGGAAAGAAGTGGAAACGAAACTGAAGAGTCTATAGAAGAAAATGAAGACAACGAAAAGAAAGAGGATGATACTGTTGGATTAGTTGATGGTGTAAAAGGTTTTATTACAAACTTCTTTAAAGGTAAAGGAAAGGAAGAATCAACTGATGAAAAACCTGAAGAAGAAAATGCTTCAACAATAGCAGCAAAATTTAAAAGTGATATAAAGAGTATTGACAAGAAGGCAAAGGATATATTAAAATCTGATGATATTGTTAATGCTATGAAGACTGAAAGATCATTTAACTTCAATGGTGGTCAAAGAGATCGTAATAAGGTTATGATAATTGAAAAAGCAGTACCTGTTAATTCAGGTGGTGGTGGAGGAGCATCAGGTTCTGGTAGTTCTAAAACGATGAATTTAAAAAATGAAGATAGTGAACAAATGAAAAATGGTATAAAAAAATTACAATCAATCATATTAAACAAATAAAATGTCCACTAAGAAATCAGTTTATGAAAAATTTATTATAGAGTCGGCAGATCGCACAAAAACTGCTGATATATCTGAGGGTGTGATCGCATTTACATATTTTGAAAATATTTTCTCTCCTTATTTGACTGCGAGAGTGATTGTTGCTAACACAGCTGGAAGTATCATAGGTAAAGATGGAAAAAAAGAAACCATCTATAATGGATTACCTCTGAGAGGTGGTGAAAGGGTATTAATCAAGATTTCTGGTAACTCAGGGACAAATGCTGGATTAGACTTTACAGAGGATGTAAATGATTATTTTTATGTTGCATCTATAACTAACGTTTTACTTGATGAATCTACAGAAAGTTTTACATTAAATCTAGTTTCAAGAGAAGCAATTACAAATGAAACTATGAGAGTCGGTAAAAAGTTTCCAACCTCTGAAAAAATATCTAATTCAGTAAATGATATATTAAAGAATTATCTTCGTATTTCTGATGATAAGATTAACTATGTTGAGGAGACACAAAATAAGTATGGGTTTATTGGTAACATGAAAAAACCATTCAGTATAATTACTTGGTTATCAGCAAAATCAGTTTCTGGTAAAGCAAAACCATCTGAAGATTCATCAGCTGGATATGTATTTTTCCAATCTCAGAATGGATATAATTTCTGCTCTATTGATTTTTTAATGGAACAAGATCCATTTGAAAAAGATTTTGTTTATACTCCATCTGTTATTGACTCAGATAATCCTCATAAGAATTTTAAAATTTTAACTTATGGAACATCTAGAAATCAGGATTTGATTGGTAAACTTGAAAGAGGTGCTTATAGTAGTGTTCGATACTATATCAATCCTGTTTCATTTAAACCATCTATATCAGTTTTTAATTCAAAAAATTATATTGGTAAAGTAAATACTTTAGGTGATAAACCATTTTCCTTACCAAGGATAAATGATGATAGTGAAGAGACTTTAGGTGATATACCAAGTAGAATATTTGTTGCAATGTTAGATGTTGGGACTTTAGAAAAAGATGCGAGTGATGATGGTTGGAGTGATTCTGTAAATCGAAACGCTAATCCTGAGAGGATTCATTCTCAGGCTATGATGAGATACAATCAGATTTTTACACAAGTTGTTGAGTTAACAATTCCACTTAATACTAACTTGACTGCTGGTGGAATAATTAGATGTGTATTTCCTAAACTAGCACAATCAAAAAGAGGTGAACCAGACCCTGAACTTAGTGGTCTATATATGATAAAAGAGTTAGCTCATTACTTTGATGGTAATGGTTCGTATTCAAAATTAAAAGTAGTTAGAGATTCTTTTGGAAGAAAATAATGGAAAATAATTTACTGAAAACAAATTTCACTGGTAAAGATGGTTTCCGTTGGTGGATTGGACAAATTGCACCTGAAAAAGTACAAGGTGATCAGTTAAATGGTACTGGAAATGCGTGGGGATGTAGATTAAAAGTTCGTATTTACGGTTATCATCCTGCAGACCTTACAGAATTACCAGATGAAGATTTACCGTGGGCACAAATATTATTATCATCTCAAGGTGGATCTGGTAGAGCTAATCGCTCTCAATCTCTTCGTGTTTCACCAGGCGATACTGTTTTAGGATTTTTCTTGGATGGTGATGATGCACAACTACCAGTTGTATTAGGAATATTTGCTAATACGGGAAAATATTATACCTCAGATGAATCTTACAAATCCCCTTTTCAACCCTTTACTGGATATACGAGTGAAATCAAAGGAAATAATGACTTCATTGCGAAAAATGAAAGTGGAGATATGTCATCTACAAGTCAAAAGTCTCCTCGTTTTTTAACTAATGAAATAGTAGAAGATCTTAATAAACAACAAGAGGAGGGAAAGGCACAACTTGAACAACTTGTTAATTCTGAAGAATTAAGGACTGGTATTACACAAGCAGGTTCTGAATTACAACAAGTTCTTGAATCAGGTGCAGTTGAAACAGGCATAAAAAATACAGTATCAAATGCAAAACCAATCATTCAAGGACTGCAGAAAAAACTTGCTTATATTGATACACAAGCATTTAAGGATATTGGTAGAGAAGTTGTTTTTGCAAGTGGAGCAGCACAAGCAGCTGATAATTCAAAGGCAACTAACAATATTAAGAATACATTAAAGAATACGTTGACCGAAATGAAATCATTGACAGTCAAAGAAAGTTTCAAAGGCATATTCGAGGGAGCAGAGGAAATAGTATCAGCATCTAAAGGCATTGTAAAAGATATGGTTAATTCAACTTTTGATTCTTTATCACCAGAATTAAATGATGGATTGCATAAACTATACAAAGATGAATACGGAAAAGTATTTGAAAAGACAAAAGATATTGCAGCCGCTAAAAAAGCAGCGACTGCAGCACAGATAGCAATGATAGGACCAGTGATGAATATTCAAGATAAAATTCCTTGTGTGGTGAAGAAAGTAAATGAAAAGTTGGTTGGCGATGTAGCAAATTTACTTACAAGTTTTATTAATAACGTAGAAAACTTTACTGATTGTATAGGAGATCAATTTATCGGTGCATTATTTAATGATGTAATTGGAGGTATTAATACAGAACTTGCTGATGTTATAGGTGGTGTTTCAAATATATTCCCACCAGGTTTAGCAGGAGGTAGAGGCATAGAAGATTTATTACGTTCTAAAGCAGATGATTTGTTAGGTGCTGCACAAATTTTTAGTGATTGTGATATTCCTGATGCTGACTTGGGAGGTAAAACTAACAAGTGGATTATAGGTGGAGGACCTGCTGGTGTTGATCTAAGTAATATCGCTGGAAAGGTATTATCTATTGCAAACGCAGCACAAGAACTTAAAGAGGTAGCAGCAAGTCCTGGTGGTGTTATTGGAAATCTTGGTATATTTGATTTTATGCGACCAGATGTAAGCACACCAGGTTTTAAAAGTGCATTGAGTGATTGCTACACAGGACCTCCTTTAGATTGTGCTGGTATAAAAGTAAACTTATTCGGTGGAGGAGGAACTGGAGCAGTTGCAGTTCCTTTACTTGGTGGTATTGTCAAGAATACATTTGGTAAAAAGTCTGCAGGATTAATTGGAGTAAGATTACTTAGTGCTGGTCTAGGATATAAGTCAGCACCATTTGTTGAAATTAAAGATACTTGTAATAAGGGATATGGAGCAGTCGCAAGAGCTGTTGTTGATTATGATCCTCAGTCACCAACATATCAACAAGTTACTGATGTCTATGTTGTAAGTAGTGGTGAAAATTATCCCGTGATTGAAAATGAACCAGATGATGATGGTGTGTATACTGTTGATCACGTTACTGTTGTTAAACCTGGTAAAAATTATAAACCGACTGATAAAGTTGTTGATGATAAAGGAAATGAATATGAAAAATTTTTAGATGAAAAGGGTAGATTTTTAAATGTCATACCACCAGACCCAACAATGAATGATTTAGAACCTTATGATACCTTACCAGAATTAGAAGTTATATCTGAAACAGGCACTGGTGCTTTACTTAAACCACAATTAGCACCAAGACCAGAATATCAAGGTAAAGTAAAACAAGTAATTGATTGTATTTTACCAAGAAATGCTGGAATAGTTGGTTTTGTAAATGGTGAACCATATTATGGTGCGTATCATGTTATGTCAAACGGAACAAAAATGACTGGTGTAAAGCACTCTGGTAATGATTTTATAATATACGATACACCTCAAGAAAGTAGAACAACAAGAGGTTTTGTTCCAACATCAACATCCTATACAACTGTTACGTCAGCAGCACAGGTTACTTATGAATCTAGTGAAACAACAACTCAATCTACTGATATGACTCCGATGGTTGATGATACTTCTGGTGGAGGAACTATAAATTATGATACAACAACACCAACTCAATCATCACCACCTCCATCTTCAAGTCCACCTTCAACCCCACCAAGTTCTCCTCCTCCTAGCAGTGGTGGTGGTGGCGGTTACTCAGGTTACTAATAAATAAAACTATGTCAAATCAAAGCACTCAAAAGAGACAATACGACTCATTTGGTCCTCATTTTAGAATCGAGACTGGTAATCCTCAATTAGGAGTTGCTGGAAATATTTGTTATAACTTATATGGATATTCAGATTCAAGTGATGTAACAAATATCGGAATGATGGGTGATGGTCAATTGCAAATAATGGCAGACCAATGCATCACAATAGATGGTGGTGCAAGTGTTGAGGGTGGTGGTTGTTGTGTTAATATTATTGGTAGTAAAGGTGATGTCACAATCACAGCGATGAAAAATGGTGATGTTAAAGTCAAAGGGACAAATATAGTTCTTGATGCAACGGAGAATGTTGAGATTATTGCTGGTGGAAAAGTTACGATAGATTCTGCTGAATTAATCGCTACAACTCAGAATACAACTAGGATTCACGCTCGGAAAACTAGAGTAAGTGGTAGTAATCTTGATATTGATGGTGGCACTTCTCTTACCTTGTTTACAACTAAAGGAGCAATCAAAGTAAAAAGAATTAAAGCAAGGGATATAGATTGGGCACAACAAGTATTTGCAGGTACAGCAGCTGCTGGAGCACTTGGGGGTAGAGGTGGATTATGAGTGATTTTAAAGGTGGTGGTATTAACACCACAGATTACGATAGTTATAATACAAAATATATCACACAAAAGACAGAGTTTACTGATGATGTCTATGTGTTTGGTAAATTATATGCAGAATTTGGTGGTGATGTTCAGTCATTCAGTACAGCAGGTGTAGAAAGAGTGCGTATTCATAAAGATGGTCAAGTCACTATAAACAGTGATGTAAACGCACAATCTTTTAATGGTGTAGAGATAAGTGTGGTTGGTTCAACACTCACATTTACTGTTGCTGGTATTGGAAGCACAAGTCTTACACTCTCTTGACGATTTTTATACATATGCTATAATAAGAAAAAAAATTATTCTCATGGAAGATTTTGTATACGAAGTTATTGTAGACATCTGTGCTAGAACTTTCAAACTTAGAAGTAGTGATGGAAATAATAAAATAATTGCGTGTGAGGATTCTGCAGAGTTTATGAGAGTTTTAGAAGTATGTGATCAAATGCTTGAACCATATATGATTAAATATGCAGAATTAGCCATAACTACAGATAAATAAATGAAATACAAGATAACCACCAACTTTTGTTGGTTTCGTGGCGGTAGTATGATCGTCAAAATGTATTTTATAAATGGTATGCCATTCACTTTTGATGAATTGCCAGAGGGACATTTGAGAGATCAAGACCTAATCAAAGAGGCAGATAAGCATCGCACTTATAATGATGATGAGATGTATCAATATTATGGATACCTTGTAGAAGAAGAATTACATCCTTGTTTGTTTCCAGTAGAATTAGAGAACCCAGAAGAATTACCAGATGATATCTCAATTCATATAGACACGGATGAATTCTGAGCTAAATAGACCTAGTATGTATTGGTCTAATCGATCACATTTATAGTAGTTAAAAAAGATGCCTCTTAATAAGT